TATTTGCTGAAATAGATAATGAAAGTATAGGTGCTATTGTTAAAGCAAAAGGAGCACTAGCAGACACAGATACTGTAGTTATTCGTCCTAATCCAAATGCTGATGGAGAACAACGATTAGAATTATGCTTTGGAGGTAATATTGAACATTCAAATAAAGTATCATTTTACCTCCCAGATGTTAATATGAGTGTTGATGAGTTTAAAGAACATTACAATTCAAATATGATTAAAGAAATCATGTACTGTAATAAAGATATGACTTCAGGTAAAATGAGTATAGATTTAGAAGGTATCATGAAGATTGAATTTGAAAGTGATAATATTAAAAGTGTTTACTATGTTGTTGCGAAAGAACAATAATGTAGTATATGTATAATAGACAGAACCATGACTTTAGGGAGCAAGTTTTGTTAAGTTTAACCCGCTGATCTTAGGACAGCACAAATTTAAAATGATATGAGTACATTATTTTTTGAGAAACAAATCTCACCATTCGATCTATTATTTAAAGACTTTTTTAAGTCTGAGTTGGATTTCCAACCGGCTACACAAGCCAAACTTACCCACCCCGTAGATATTTTTGAAACCAAATATGGACTTCATTTTGAAGTAGCATGTACTGGTCTTTCAAAAGAAGATGTTGAACTTCATATTGAGGGAGATACTCTCATTATTCGTTACGATAAAGGACATAAAGAATACGAAGATCGTAGCTACATTCATAGAGGTGTAGCTAGACGTTCTTTTAGTCTAGGTTATAAAATTGCCCCTAAATTCGATTTATCAAAAACTGAGGCAATGATGGAAAATGGATTACTAGGAATTAGGATTCCATTTGCCGAAGAATCTAAACCAAAATCAATTAAAATTAAGTAATTAAATCGCTCCCTAAAGCGTGGTTATGTTAAAAACATTTCGTATATTTACGTTATAAAATAAAAAGTTATATGAGTTATACAATTATTAAAGATCCGGCCATTGAGCCGTTCCACATCTCTAAAGATCAATACTGTTATACAGTAGTGGAAACAATTACCCCAGATGAAAAGAATTTAGAAGCAGGAAGTCTAGGTAAAAACTATGAAAAGCCACTTGGTCATTATAGTAATTTATCTCATGCTCTTAAAAAGATTGCCAAATCTAAATTAGACATGAAACCTGAGTATTCTACCATTATGGAGTATATTAATGAATGGCAACGCCAACAAGATGAAATGAACGCACTATTAGAAAAAATTGGACTATGAAATTAGAAGCATTATTTAACGCAGTTATCGTTAAACCCGTAGAAGTAGAAGAAACAATGTATGGAAACATTGTTGTACCTGATTTAGGTAAAGAAAAAAACCAAACAGCCAAAGTTGTAGCAGTAGGACCAGGCCATTATTCAATTACAGGAGAATATTTTATTAAAACAACCCTGTCTGTAGATGATACTGTAATCTTACCAACTATGGGATTCACTAAACTTGAATGGGAAGGTGAAGAGTTTTTGATTGGTAAAGAAAATGATATTTTAGCTAAAATTAATAAATAAAAAATGAGTAAAGTTATAGAATTTGGCCCAGAGGCACGTAAACAATTAGTTGCAGGTATTGATAAATTAGCAGATGCTGTAGTTGCAACATTAGGTCCAAATGGACGAAATGTGGTTATTTCAAATAACCAAGGTTATCCCCAAAGCACCAAAGATGGGGTTACAGTTGCTAAATCTATTTCATTGAGCAATAATGTAGAAGAGGTAGGAGTCCAAATGGTTAAACAAGCAGCTATTAAAACTGCTGATGTTGCCGGAGATGGTACCACAACTTCTACTTTGTTAGCTCGTGAGATGGTAAAAGCAGGTCTGCAACATCTAAACAATGGAGCAAACGCAGTTGAAATTAAACGTGGTATTGATACTGCTATTAAACAAGTAGTAACTGAAATTCGCAAAATTAAAGAAGATATTTCTTCTGAAAGCCAACTAGAGCAGGTAGCTACTATCTCAGCTAATAATGATGAAGAAGTAGGTAAATTAATTTCTACTGCTATGAGTAAAGTAGGTCGTGAAGGTGTAGTAACGATTGAAGAATCTAAAACGGGTGAGACATATCTTGAAACAGTAGAAGGTATGCAATTTGACCGTGGTTATAAATCCCATTACTTTGTAACAGACAATAATTCAATGTCTTGTACTCTTGATGATACTCTTATCTTAATGACTGATAAGAAAATTACTCAAGTTAAAGAATTGCTCCCAATTTTGGAAGCAGTATCAGCTCAAAACAAATCACTTTTGATTGTAGCTGAAGATGTCGATAGTGAGGCCCTAGCAACTCTTATCGTTAACAAAATGCGAGGAACTATTAAGGTATGTGCCGTTAAAGCACCTGACTTTGGTGATCGTCGTAAATTAATTTTAGAAGATATGGCAATTCTAACCGGTGGTCAAGTACTCAGCACTGAAAAGGGTATGAAACTTGAAAAATTTAGCTGGGACTGGTTTGGAAAAGCAAGATTAGTAACAATAACAAAAGATGAAACAACAATCGTTGACGGACGAGGAGAATCTGAATCAATACAAACACGTATTGAAGCACTTCAACAGCAAATCGAAAAAGCAACATCCTCTTTCGAACAAGAAAAACTCCAAGAAAGACTCGCGAAATTCGTCGGAGGTGTAGCCATTATTCATGTAGGTGGAATGACTGAAACCGAAATGAAAGAGAAAAAAGATCGTGTAGATGATGCTTTACATGCTACAAAAGCAGCCCTTGAAGAAGGTATTGTTGCTGGTGGTGGTTCTGCTATGATTTATGCTCGTGAAGCAATTACACGTGATAATATTGGTGCTAATATTGTTTATCAAGCTTGTGGAAAACCATTTGAAACGATTTTAACAAATGCTGGTTATAGTTCAACTGAAGCTCAAATGTTAGGTTTAAAATTGGATCCTACAAATACTTGGGTTGGTTATAACCTAAAAACCGAAGCTATGGTTAACATGAAAGAAGTAGGTATTATCGATCCTGCTAAAGTAACTCGTACCGCTCTTGAAAATGCTGCTTCTGTAGCAGGAACTATTCTATTAACAGAGTGTGTAGTAGTGGACAACCCAGAAGATAAAAATGACTCTGATCCTATGGCTGGAATGGGTGGAATGTTTTAAATTTAACTACAATGAGAGACGCAGTAGATCTTATAGGAAAACCAATTATTGTTAAAGAAAAACAATATATTATAGATAATGTTTATCTTCTCAAATCCCCAGTTCGACCAAATAATCACATTTGGTTTGGGTTAAAACATGGTGGAGCAATATTAAATTATCCCTTAGAAGATCTACTGCCGTATCTACAAGAACAAATTAAGTTATGAAAACAGAAACCCAAGAAAAATTGGTTGAGATTGCTCATCGAGTACCCCCAGGTGATCGTTGGGAAGTTAAAAATGTAACAGGTATCCAAAAATCTCTTACAGACGCTCTAGAATCATTTTTTCAATCAACTAATACTAAACCAATTGCTTTCCGTTTAGATTTGGCAAACAGTAAACTCTATGGTATCTTCACAGATGAAGTAGAAATTAAAGAACCAGAACCTAAAAAATATTCCATTTACGGAGATTATAAGTTATGATAAAAAAACAACATACATTGTGGGTTGAAAAATACCGCAGTTCTGATTTAAGTAGTTATGTAGGAAATGAAAATATCAAGAAAACAATCCAACAATACTTGGATCAAAATGATATCCAAAACTTCATATTCTCAGGACCAGCAGGTACTGGTAAAACTACTTTAGCTAAACTTATTGTTAATAATTTAGATTGTGATTATCTATATATTAATGCTTCTGATGAACGTGGTATTGATACTATTAGAGATAAAGTATCAGGTTTTGCAAGCGCGGCCTCATTTAAGGGAATTAAAGTTGTGATTCTTGATGAAGCTGATTTTATTACTATTCAAGGTCAAGCAGCACTTCGAAATGTAATTGAAACTTATTCTCGTACTACACGTTTTATTCTAACTTGCAACTTTGTTGAGCGTATTATCGATCCACTTCAATCACGTTGCCAGGTACTCAAAATTATTCCCCCATCAAAATCAGATATTGCTAAACACGTAGCAAATATAATTGAACAAGAAAACGTAGAATATGAAATTGACGACATTAAACTACTAGTTAACCAATTCTACCCAGACTTGAGAAAAATGCTTAACACAGCACAATTATCAACTCAAGAAGGTAAATTAGTAATTGATAAATCAATAATTGTATCATCTAATTATACTACTCAAGTATTAAAAGAATTAACAAAACCTAAACCAAATTGGAATGAAATTAGACAAATTATCGCAAACGCGAATGTACAAGATTTTGAGGAACTATTTCGTTTCCTTTATGATAATGCTTCTTTATATGTACCTGGGAGTGAAGGAATGGTTACTATCTATATCAACGAATATTCGTACCAGTCTAACTTCCGTATTGACAAAGAAATAAATGCAATGGCTTTAATCCAAAAGTTAATTGAATTAAAATGAAACAATTTCTCAAATTCACAATAATTTGGATTAGTCAAAATTTATCAGTACCATTTTGGATGGTAGGACATGTCCATCTAATGACTACTATTTATCAAGACATCCATGAACTTGTTATGAGTATGGGAATGAATATTATAGTCGCAATCGGCTTTATTTTAGATTATAAACAACAAAAACAACAATAATGAACCAACAACCAAACATTGATTTGTCAAAAACGACAGCAATCGAAACCTCTACTGGAGGTAAAGTGTGGCAACAAGGAGTTATGCTACGTAAAATCTCTAAATTTATCATCGGTGCTGATGAAGATGGAATCATTCCAATTCCCGTATTTTTTGATCCTGAAACTGGAGAAGTATTACAAGACACATTACCTAAGGAGTTACGAGATAAAGCTTAATAATGAATCTTTTTGATTGGCTTAATGAATTAACTTATACTAAACGAGACTGGGATTCCTTTACAGAGGATGAACAGTCTTCGTTCAGTCCTTACATTGTTCACCGATATGTGAGTATGTATTACGGATATATAGATATTGCTAACATCGCGCAAAAGTTGCCGATGACTGAAAAAGAAAAAATTTATACCGTTTACAAAACAATGTTACCAAAGAAAAAAATGTTTTTAAAATACATTAAAAACCAAAACAAAAAGAATTATAAGGAATTAGCATCATATGTTGCTGATTATTTTGAATGTAGTCTTGGAGAAGCAGAAGAATATATTGATATTATCCGAGTTACAGGAGTAAGAGGTATACTTTGGGAAATGGGAGTAAACGAAAAAGAAACTGAAAAATTAATTAAACAAGCAAAGTTATGAGTATGAGAAATACAATTCTATCAGCAGTATATAAACATGCTGAAGGACACATCGCCAAACACAAAGCGAATATTGAAGTTTATCTCCATCAACCTGTTGGAATTGGAGAACACTCAGATATTATTGAAGCAATAGAAATTGAACTTAAAGCTATTGCTGAATATCAAGATCAAATTGAAATTTTAAACACTTATTTTCCACTAGATAAAGAAATTCTTTAAGTTATGATTACCAAAAATCAAAGTTATGACCCTTCAGGATCACAAAAAGCCATTGTTGATTTTGAAAAAACTTACCCACAATTAGCAGAAGCTTGGAAAGAAATCCAACAAGAACAATATGAATTGTTTGCTAAAAAAATGATGGATTATGGTTTAGGAAATATTGCTCTAGGTTCAACTCTAGAAGAACAAGAAGATATTCAATTATCTCTTACAGGTATTTGGCTTCGTATTAACGATAAAATCAATCGTTTAAAAAATTTATTACAACGTAAAGGTAAAAATTATGTTAGTGGAGAAACCATGATTGATAGTTTTGTAGATATTGCTAATTACGGTATAATTGCTATGTTAGTAATGAGAGGAAAATGGAAAAAGTAGAATCAAATGCATTATTTTGTAAACATTATTGTTTACATAATGATATACTCCCCAAATCAGTTTTAGAAATAGGATCTAGAGATGGGGTTGATGCTGATCTTCTAGCTAAATATTTTAATATTCCTTCAAACAAGGTTTTCATTGTAGAACCTCATCCTATTCATATCAATATAGTCAAAGAATGGTACCCAGAAGCTATATTATTTCCTTATGCTATATCCCCAGAATATGGAATGGTAAAATTTGATGCTGTTGAACATCAAAGTTGGGATGTTAGAGGACAAAGTTCAATATTACCTCGCAGTGAAGAATACCCACAATCAGGAGAAAATTGGATTCAAGTAGCTTCAATCACAGGTAAAATGTTATTAGGCGAGATTGGGTTACCTGAAATAGATTTAGTTAAAATTGATGTTGAGGGTTATACTTATGAAGTTCTTAGTAGTTTTGGAGATGACTTACGTAAGTTAAAATTCCTCCATTTAGAAATGGAAACTATTGAATTTTGGAAAGGTCAAAAATTATACCCTGAAGTTTGTCATTACTTAAATAATATGGGATTCGAAGAAGTTTATAACGAACAACATCTAAATTCACTTCAATTTGATTCCTTTTGGAAAAGAAAATAAATATGTTACAAAAATTATTCAAAACCAAAAAACCAGTAATTAATATTATTACTAGAGTTTCTCGTCCTAACTTTTTTAGTAAAAATTATGATTCAATTCATAATCAAACTTACAAAAACATCAATCATATTGTTACTTACGAAACTCAAGAAGCATATGATATTCTTAAACAATATAAGGGATTAACATTAGTTAAAGTTCCTCATAAAAGTAAAATCCAAGGATTAAAAGTTTGTTGGAACCATGGTATTACTACAGACAAATATCTCAACCCAGACCATAGCTTTTTAGATTATCAGGCTTTAGATCATAATGAAACTCATGATAATAATAGATTCATGAATGAACATAAATCTATTCCTCAAGAAAAATATGAATGGCAAGCTGGAAAATATCGTTATCATCTAACCCCTCCTGAAACTTGGAGAGAATATGCTACTCATGCTCCTTATAATTGGTATTTGAAAGTGGCTGAAAAAGCACTAAAATCAGGATGGGTAATGTATGTTGATGATGATGATCAATTGAAGGATAATAATGTTATCGAAAATGTAGTTAAAGAAATTAATCAGTACGATGATGATACACTCCATATTTTTAGATTTACATACCCCAATGGAGATCTAATTCCAGATGACAATCGAATAACAGCGTATAGAGCTGGTTTTCCATTTGTCCATAGACAAGTAAGTGGTGTATGTTTATGTTTCCACCACAAATACGCAGATTATACTTATTGGGATGAGTGGAGTAGTGCTGATTACAGAACAGCAACTTCATTAAGAGAAGCAATACCTAATTTACATATATCTGATTTAGTAGCAGTTAAATTAACAGCTGGAACTAATGGTGGGTCTAGAAATGATCTAAAACTCTAGAAATTTTGGCTAAAAAGAAAAAAACCATCCCCCTAATCAAGGAAATCCTTAAACAATCAGAGCGTGAAGTAAATTACGCTTATGAAAAGGCTATTTCCTATTCTCAACTATCAATATATAGGAGTTGCCCTCAAAAATGGGCACTCCAATACAGAGATGGTCACTATACTAGTGAGTCATCTATCCATATGACTTTTGGAACTGCTCTACATGAAACTATTCAGAATTACTTAGATGTGATGTATGAAAAAAGCGGAGCCGAAGCTGATAGAATTGACATTGAAAAATATTTTGAAGAACGATTTAGGGAAACATATCTAAAAGATTATAAATCTAATAAAAATACTC